ACTGAACGCACTATGGAATGTACGTTGCTGGAGAAGTTCTTACCAAAACGTGCTAACGTTGTAGATGACGACTCAGTTGAATATGAAACTCATCCTCATCCAGAACTAATAACTGTATGGGATTTAGAGAAGAAAGGTTGGAGAGCATTTAAACTCAACACCGTTAAGTCGTTCAAAGTAGCATAATATGGCATTAAATATTATAGACGATACTGAAACGATAGAACTAAGTCCAACTAAAGATGGAACATATGATGGGGCGTGGGGTGGAACTGAGTTGATGAACAAATCGCTCTATGAAAGAGTAGATAATGATTTACTTGATGAGTTTTATATTATCAAGTCAAGAGTAACTTGGACAGATCCTAAGAAACCTAACGTACTATGGTTACACGATACATGGGACGATCCGGAAACACAACATCTTAAAGAACAAGAAAGTAGGGATAGGTTTGCTAAATTAGTATTCGTATCAAACTATCAACTAGCAACGTATAATATGGCATTGGGTGTTCCATATCAGAATGCTATCGTATTACGAAATGCTATTGACCCAATCGAATATAAAGAAAAAGATAAAGACGTTATTCGTATTATCTATCATACTACTCCACATCGTGGATTAAATATTGTAATAGCAGCCGTCAAAGAGATTGCTAAAACCATAGGTGATAAAATTCATTTAGATGTTTATTCATCATTTGAAGCGTATGGTTGGAAGGAAAGAGATAAACCTTATGAAGATTTGTTCGAGGAAATTAGACAACATCCACAAATGACGTATCACGGTTTCCAACCTAATGATGTTGTTCGTAGTGCATTACAAGAAGCACACATATTCGCATACCCAAGTGTATGGCCAGAAACAAGTTGTATCAGTGCTATTGAAGCAATGAGTGCAGGTTGTGAGGTAGTATGTCCTAATTTCGCAGCATTACCAGAAACGACAGGTAACTTTGCTCGTATGTATCAATTCAATGAAGACATGGGTGAACACGCAAATGATTTTGCTAATCAATTATATGGTGCCATTGTCGAACATCATGATGAGAACCTACAAAAGAAATTAATGTTCCAGAAAAATTGGGTAGATAATTTCTTTAATTGGGATCTACGTGCAGCAGAGTGGACTGACATGCTACAAAATATAAAACGATAAACTTGACTTTTATCACAATCTAACGTATAATATAACTAAGGAGATAAGTATGACAACGTGGGCTAATATCAAAGAGAAAATAAAATTATGGTTTCAAAAGAAACCTGACTATAAAGAGATGTATGATGCCGAACGTAGAATTGCTGAGTCCTGGGAATATAGGTACAATAAATTATATAGACAATTGAACGCAATATTAAAAGAGGATGATAATGGGTAAACGTAAACCAATGACAGATGAACAAAAACAGGCTGCAGGTGATAGGTTAGCGAAGGCACGAGCCTTAAAGAACCCACCACAATATAAGAATATTCATCCAAGTGTTCTTGCTTTAGATGATGACCATAAGTTGTCGATGAAAACTATTAAGGGTTGGATGAAAACTCAACGTGAGTTATTAAAGACTGAACGTTATAATCATCGTAAGGGTGATAAAAAAGCACTTGCTAAGATAGGTGGTATTCAAGGTTATATAAGGGAATTAGAATACTATCTCACTAATGGTGATTATGTTGCTTTGAATTGGGGTGAGTATGAACAAAACCCAGTACAACACATATGTAAAGCGATGGCATACGATAAAGACGGTTTTCCAAAAAGAAACATTGGAGTATTCTATCAAGATATAGGTGCTCTATGGTCAAAAGAAATGGATGATAGAAATAGATGAATAAGCAAACCATATATTGGACAAGCAAAAATATCAATGACTTGTTATTAGAACCACCAAAGAACCTTTTAAAAGACTTAAAGGAATCTAAGTTTCTACATGGTGAGGAAACTGAAACTTATTATCAGTGTCCTGGATATATAAACTTTTTTAGAAATATGTATGTGGTCAAATCTGCTATGGATTTGGAATTAGATTATGCAGTTGATGCTTCCGGCAACGTATCAATCACAACTGATAAATCGCAAGAATGGTATGATAAATATATATCAATAAACAAATATAATGCAGACCAACAGATGATACATCTAAATCATTATTTATATTTCTTTTCAGAAGATAGTATTGAGATGCAATCAATGCCAGCATTCTTTCATCATACTGATGTGTCACAACACGATTTGGCGACAGGTTCGTTTGATATATCAAAATGGTTTAGACCGTTATATCCAAACATAATATTAAACAGCGGACATTTATCAATTAAGAAAGGTGATGCATTATTTTATTTAAAATTTGATACGAAAAAATCGATAGATTTTAAACACTTCCTTCTCACCAAAGAGGTCTTAGATAAATCTAACGTTTGTTTGACGGTAAAAGAATTAACAAGTGGGTTAAAGTTTAGACAATTATATAGTCTATTCGCAAAAAGAAATTATAATAAAAAGATTATACAATCAATTAAAAAAAGTTTAACTGGTGAATTTAGGGAGTTCAAATGATTTTTGTAGATTTCAGTCAAGTGATGATTTCAAATGTACATATGCATATGAGTCGTAATCAAACCGTTGAAGAAGGTATGATGCGTCATATGATTCTAAATAGTTTGCGTATGGCTAAAAAAACTTATGGTAAGAAGTATGGCGAGTTAGTTATCTGTTGTGATGATAGACAGTATTGGAGGCGTGACGTATTCCCATATTATAAAGCGCATAGGAAGGAAGAACGAGAGAAGTCTGATATTAATTGGGGTGAAGTATTTGAGGTGCTGAATAAAGTTCGTGACGAGATTAAAGAATTCTTTCCCTACAAAGTTATTCAAGTTGAAAAGGCTGAGGCAGATGATATCATCGGTGTCCTGACAAAACATTTTGGCGCAGTAATAAATAATAGCACGACTGAACAGAACTTAATCTTATCAAGCGATAAAGACTTTGGTCAATTACAGAAGTTTACTAATGTAGACCAATACAGTCCCATCACCAAGAAGTGGTTGCGAATAGAAAGCCCTTATGAATTTTTAAAAGAGCATATCATCAGAGGTGATAGGGGTGATGGTGTTCCGAACTTCTTATCTGAAGATAGTGCTATTATTAGTAAGTCTAGGCAAGCACCTATTATGAGTAAGAAGTTAGAGGTATGGTTAGACCAAAAACCTGAAGAGTTTTGTGATGCTGACATGATGCGAAACTACAAAAGGAATGAACAGTTAGTTGATTTAGAAATGGTTCCAGAAAAGATATCTTCTGCTATTATAAATCAATTTGAGAATTATAAAGTCCCCGAGCGTCGGGGTTTACTTAACTATTTCATCAAGAATAGATTGAAGAATTTGATGGATGTAATATCGGAGTTTTAATTATGACAAAAACAATTTATGAAATCTTTAAAGAGGTTCACAATGCCAAAAAGAAAGCAGACAAAATAGCAGTGCTTCATCATTACAGCAGTGCTGCTTTAAAGACTGTTCTAGGTTATACTTATGACCCACGTATCAAGTGGTTGTTGCCTGAGGGAATTCCCCCATATAAACCTTTACCAGAAGAAGCAGACCAAGAAGCGGCATTAGCATCTGAGTTAAGAAAGATGTATATGTTTGTTGAAGGTGATACTGATACTCAACGTAACTTAAAACCTCATCGTAGAGAAACGTTATTCATTGCGATGCTTGAGTCAATCGACCCACGTGATGCTAAAATATTGATTGGAATGAAAGAACGTAAGCAACCGTTTAATGGATTAACACGTAAACTTGTAGAGGAAGCATTCCCAAATTTAACTAAAGACTGGTAACGTGAGTATAATCAAACCAGCAATCATTATCGGTAATGGCCCAACTCGCAAGATTATCAATTTAGATAATTTAGTCGGTAAAGCTCCGTTGTATGGTTGTAATGCATTATATAGAGATTTCAATGAGTATGATTTTATAGTAGCAATCGATGATGGCATAATTGAAGAACTTAAAACTAACTTAGATAACCAAAGTAGAATAATCATTCCGCCTGAAGATGAACGTTGGGAAAGTGCTGAATATAGTAATCAACGCAGACGTAATAATGTTGGCATGGTTGCTATGGACAGTGCAATCAAAAATGGCAACAATTTAATCTATTTACTAGGGTTTGACTTTATACTTGATGGCGAAGACTCTGTAGATAATGTATATAAAGATACTGATAACTATGGACCAGAAACTCATGCTCTTGAGGAAGACAACTATTACAGGATGAAATACTTTGAGTGGTATGTTCGTGAGCATATAGGTGTGTCATTTATATTTGTTGTGCCTGACCATAAGATTGAAAAATGTAAGAGTGTGAGAGCAGGTAATGTAAGAGGAATGAGAACCTCAGAATTTTTAAAGAAATTGGAGAATTAAATGAGCACATACGATGTACATATTGGAAGATGGTTTGATGAAAGAGGTATTACTGAAAATAGTACACCTATGACACAGGCAATTAAGACAATGGAAGAATTGACCGAGTTAATGGATGCATTAAATAAAGACGACAAGCACGAAGTAATGGATGCTGTTGGTGATATTTACGTTACGTTAATCGGTGTATGTAGAATTTATGGAATTGATATACAAGAATGTATCGGTCAAGCATACGAAGAAATTAAAGATCGTAAAGGTTATCTAACACCAGAAGGAATGTTCGTCAAGGAGGACACATGATGGAATTACAATTTATAATCTTTCTCATATTCGTGGCAATTTCTACTACACTTTCATATGCATTCGGGTTCAACCGTGGTGTGGAGTTTGCCACCAACTTCATTATTGATGATATGATTAAACAAGGAATCTTCGAAGTCGTCGAAGACGAGGAATAATCCCATTCCCATATTATAAACGTGTATATTCTCCTACCTTTCCTGCGCTCGATAGGGTATAATATAAGTATTGGTTGAAAAAAGGGGTTGAGTTATGTTTTTTATTGAGATGTTAGATGGTAGGGTGCTGGCTTATATACCTGATGTTTGGAACTTGCCAGTTAATTTTATGATTATATAGGAGAATATAATGATTAGATATACGGTATATAATGCGAAAGGTGAAGTGTTGTTATCCACTTATGATGAAGATAAGGCTTGGAATGACATTAACTTGGAAGATGGTGAATTTATGGAAGAACAAAAATTTGATTTGGAGGATGAATAATGAAGTACAAATTAAAAATACCAGATGTATTCAATGCATACCTAGAGAGTGTAGGATCTTTTGCTGATGTTAAAGGTGTTCATCCTCTTAATGAAGATGGTACAGTTGATTTTGAAAAGGATATGACTGTTAAGTATGGTGAGATAGATGACTTGCAGTTCATGGAACAGATGGATGAAGGTGACAAAGAGTCATGGAAAACTTTAAGAAAGCACTTTGGGGTTATAGATAACCCTTTTATAAACGTGGGTAATTGACCTAAAAATAGGGTATAATATAAGTATAGATCGACTAAAGGGGAATATATGAAAAGGATTTTTTTACCGTTGTTATTATCAAGTGCTATCGCTAGTGCTGATGTGCTCACTGGTTTATCAGTCGCTAGTCAGTTATTCCATCTTAAAGAACATAATCCTGATAATGATATTAATAAAGAATTTAGGCATGATGGTCGTACTGCAGACGAATGGATCCGTCATGTGAATAGAATAGATCCAATTAGGACTTATAAAGTATATGACGATCTAATAGATTATGAGGTTAAAACTGTGTACAGAAGACCAGTGAAACCTAAAGAAGAAACAAACATTAAGACCACCGAGGTGAAAACCTGTGATGAGAATAATGTGTGTAAAACTACTGTCACGGTCGTGACGGATAGATTGAAAACCGAAATAATTCGGTAATTATAATGAGAGGTAAATAAAATGAATAGAATAGCATTAATAACAGCAATGGGGCTTGCTATCGTTTTGATGACAGGTTGTTCATCAACTGAAACTAAACCGACTTCGGTAGAAGATACATTGACTATCAAGCAGGTTAAGAAGGAAAATATCGTTCCTACGTTTTTCCTAAAGCATC